AGTGACCTGAGCGTGATAGAGGTATGCCATAGTCGCTAATCACCGCACGAAGTTTTTCTTCAATATCACTCGGCAAAGTTAACAGGTTATCAACAACCTCGAACAGATTGCAGTTTGCCGTGTAAGGTAGTTTCGTATCAGGGTGTAGGCTAGGAGGTAGCACAACCTGAGTTTTCTCAGACAGCAGCTCGCAAATCGTCTCTCCTGTCGTTGCCTTAATACGAAAAGTTTTCTGCCCTGTATAGCGGTAAGCTAAAACTTTACCTTTCTTGCCGTAACGAATCCACGGTGAACTAGGGAGAGTTTGCTCAATCAGGCGAATCAAACTTTCGTCTGTCGTGTCGATGTCGAGCGCAACAACTCGGGATTGTTTACCCAGTGGCAAGCCAATGTTACCGTTCGGGTATTGCTTCAACCACTGAGTCTGAGTTTTTTCATCGGGCATTGTATCGTGAAGTTTTTGCCAGCCTAGTGGAATCGGCTTTTTCTCCATTGAATGAAGCGGGATAACGGGCATATTAACCGCCCAGTAGAGGGCGGCGTTTGTGACGAATATATTTTTTGACATTTATGTTTCTCAATTTAGGGTCTTCCTTGACCTTGTTAAATCTTAAATTGCGCCGTAAGTTTCTTCGTAATCCGCAACCACTTTGCGTAAAATTTCTTCAATACCATCAGGTAGAGGTTTTAAGTCTGCTTCGTAAAGTGGATAGTTTTCAACGTAAGGTTGTAAAGTTGTCGGGTGTAAGCTTGGGGCTAGGACAATTTGAGTCTGCTCAGGTAGCACCTCGCAAACAAGCTTACCCGTAACTGAGAAAATACGGAAAGGCTTGTCGCCTTCATACTTGAAAGCCAAAGCCTTACCTCTGTGGCCACAGCGTATCCACGAGATTGTACCCTCTAAAGCCGTCTGGATAAAAGCGGATAGGTCGCCTTGAATATCAATATCTAAGACAGTTACGCCTGAAACGTCACCTAGCAACATTCCAATGTTGCCGTCAGCGTAATCGGTTAACCACTGCTGGTTAAACTCAGCAGGGATGAAAGTTTCGTCCCGTTTAAGAGCGGGAACTTTACTGTTTTTACGGAGCGGAATAACAGGTAAGCCAGCGTTCCAGTAAGCAGGAGCGGTATTTGCAAATATCATAATCGTTTCTCTCGGGGTTAGGTATTATCAACTTCAACGGCAGTCATGTCGTCGGCTTGAACTTCAAAATTTTCTAACTTATAAACATCAAACTCCATCTCATACGCTTTTTCCGTAGCCTCTTCCGCCTTCTCGGCGTAAACCTCCACTGTCAGGTAACCTAAAATAGGAACTAAAACCTTAAATTTTTTCTTCATACCAAACCATCCAAAGCTTTCATAAATTCATTACGTTGATCGGCAGTCAAGTACGCTGACATTTGCTGAATAACAAATTCACGGAACTGACCATATTTTTTAACTTCACTTGACCGCTCAAGCTGGCCAAGCAATTTTTCAAGCAACTGCGTCCGTGTCTTGATAGCGTTCAGAGTTTCCCCTGTGCTTAAACCGCCATCTTCATTTTCGATCGTAAATTCCATTAACTCGTCGTAAAGAGCGCGGGTTTCCGCTTCTAAATCCAACGGAGTGTCCGATTTAGGGCGTTCTTTTTTTACTTTAAGTTTACTGCCAGTGAAAAGATGTCGTAAGTTTGTTACTATCTCGTCAGAATAGTTGGCATTGTCCAAGTAGGCATCACCCTCCGTTTGGATTGCTGCCTTGACAACTAGCAGTGCGCGGAGTGAGCCTTCCTGAAGCGGAGGGTAGTAATGATTAGCGGCCATGTTGTGTGTCCTCTGTGGGTTTAGAGAGAATAAATTTTAATAGGTGCTAATGCAACACCTTTTACATTTGAGTAACAAAAGTATGTCGAACCCTTTTGCCTTAGACCTGCGAAATGAGATAAACACCCGCTTCTCGGTGGACTCAATCAATATGAGTTACTCTGACTGGGTTTGTAAAAACACAACTCTAAAGGCGGCACCCTTTAACTTCAAGCGTTTTCCGTTCCAGAAAGCGATTGTCGATGACCTACACCCGAACCTGCACGTTATAAAAATTTCACAAATAGGTTTGACTGAAACACAAATCCGTAAAGCCGCTGCCTTCTGCGCCCGTAATCGTGGTGTGACCGTTCTGATGACCTTCCCTAATGAACCGATGATGAAGAAAGCCTCTCAGACTCGGATCATGCCCATTATCGAAAACGACCGAGTGTTCAACCTAAGAGGTGGTAAGCCTATCCGCTCCGTAGATATTCAGCAAATCGGGGACTCTTATCTTATGGTTGTACCTGCTACGGAAAGTAGTGCCACCATGATTCCAGCAGATTTAATCATGGTGGATGAAGTTGACTTATCAAATCAACAAATGGTTGGTTTACTTAGCTCCCGTATGCAGGCATCCAGCTTCCGTATCATGCAGCAATTCAGCACACCCACCTTTGAGAACTTCGGCATCCATCAAGGTTACTCGACAACTGACCAACGTGAATACTTTTTAAAGTGTGATTGTTGTAACCACTGGCAGTTACCTAAGTTTACAAAAGACTTTATTCATATCGACGGCTTACCTGATGAGATTAAGCTGACGGATATTGATACACCCATGATTGACCGCTATGAGTTACAGTTAAATAACGTCGTCGTCACCTGTGAAAAGTGCGGCTCTGCCCTTGACCTACATGGTGGTAAACGCGATTGGGTTGCTGAGTTCCCTCATCGTGACCTTGCCAGAGGCTACCGTGTTCGTCCCTTTACAGTGTCAACATTGACTCCAGCGTACATTATCAGCGAGCTTATCAAGTATCGTGACCGTGACTTCCTTCGCGGCTGGTATAACACCGTTCTCGGTGAAACCTTTGAAGAGTCCGCTAGTCGTTTGACTGAAGCAGAGTTAAATCCCTGCTTCAGAGTCGGGGACGTTCCGACGGGTGTGGATTATTTCATCGGAATCGACGTGGGTTCTATCTGCCATATCACCATTGGCACCTCACAAGCGGGTTTGAAGTCAGGTGTGGATGTTGTCGAATTTATCACTGTTCTAGGGGATGACTTACTGGCGCGTGTTAAAGCTTTGGATGAGAAGTACCACTTCAAACAAGGCTGCGTGGACTTATTCCCTGAGCAGACTCTAGCCAAACAGCTCTTTGATGCAACAAACGGTCGTATTATTCCTGTCCACTATACTGGCACTGTTGAGATTTCCGACAAAATTGAGACGCGCAAAACCTTACAGGTGGACAGAACAAACCATTTGGACAGTTTGGCTAACCTTGTACGCGACGGCCTGATTACCTTCCACAACTATGGTCAACAGAAAGAGGTTATTAAATCTCATCTGCGCGACATGGTTCGGGAGAAAATGGGGGAGAAAACGCCTGTTTGGCGTAAACTAACTGGCCATGACCATTACTTCCATAGCCTTGCCTATTTATCGACTAGCGTGAAATTTTACCGTGGGGAGTTCGTAGGTCACAAGACAGAGGAAGCGAGAACGGTTTTGGCTTATGGTGCTATTAACCTCGGTGGCCAGAGTCGGGCGAATTTGTGGGGACATCAAAGCAGGGCTTATTAAGATTGCTTTCTCTCTGCTATACTTCAACCCAATTAACAAATTTTGTACAAGAGGCGTAACCTCATGGCGACTAGCTTAACAAGCAAACTGGGTCAGATTCTTCTGCCTAAGAAGACTCCAAGCCCACAGGGGGTGAGTAATTCGCCTACTTTCCAGAGTAATAACTCGGCGAACGTGTTAACAGTTCCCACTTATCGTGACCATTTGACGGATATTTTCACGACTCGTTCGGCTGATGATGCTAATACCTTGTTACAGAATTTACTGGTGCAGGACGCTGATGCTTCTGCTGCCGTTAAAGCTTATCTAACTACAGCCGATACTAAACCAGTTATGTACGTGAAGGATATAAACGACAAAATTGACCGAAATGGTCAGAAAGTTTTGAACGCCATTCTTGATACGTTGACGACTCGTTATGACTACAACACCGTTGGTTTTCAATATAAACCGACGTTACGGGCGATGGCCGAGGAGCTGAGGTACATGCTACTGCTGCGAGGCATGTTGGTTGCGGAAGCCATTGTAAGTAAAGAAGGAATCTTTGAAGCTATCAGGCTAATCGACCCAATCAGCTTACAATGGTTCGAGAAGACCAATGGTCGCTTGACCCCCGAACAGGTGCCATCAGGCGGAGGTAATAACATCTCGCTGGATGTCGTTTCCGTGTTCGTTTCTTACTACAGGCAGGACCCAACTAAGGCTTATTCTAACTCTCCTTTCGTCTCGGCCATCAATACCTTAGCTGCGCGTCAACGAATTATCAATGACTTATACCGCATTATGCTGATAACTGGCTACCCCCGTTTGGACATTGAAGTATTAGAAGATGTTGTTGTTAAGAACGCACCTCTGGACATCAAAGGTGACTCTGTAAAACTTACGCAGTACATAAACAACACCATTACTTCAATAACTAATACAGTGAGTAATCTTCGGGCCGATCAAGCATTTGTTCACACCGATAGTATTAAGGCTGACATGGTAAACACAAAATCGGCTGGTATGACTTTAGATATTCAACCGATTATTAAAACCCTGAATGCACAAAATCAAGCGGGTTTGCGTGTGATGGCCACAACATTGGGCCGAGGTGAGTCTGGGGTCAATACTGCTTCAAGCGAGGCGTTGCTGTTTGCCAAAAACGCTGAAGCGTTAAACCAACCTATTGCTGAGTTATGGCAGCAGATATTTACTTTTATTCTGCGTTTGACAGGAAGTACCTCTCGGGTTGTTGTTAAATTTGAACCCGTAGAAATGCGCCCAGCAACGGAACTATGGGCGCAAAAGGTGCTGCAACAATCCTTCTTGCAAAAGGAACTGAGCTTAGGTTCAATAACTGACGACGACTACCACCTAGAGTTATTTGGGCATATACGGCCTGATGAGGCTCCGATTTTAAGCGGCACAGGGTTTATGGAGAAATCGGTAGTAGATGCTGGGGGTATTAGTCCCAATCAAGATGCAACGGGACGATCGGTAAGCTCTTCGGCTGATAAGTCAGCGAAGAGCAACAGTGTGAAAAAGTAAGGTTTTCGCGCTAAAGAAAAAGCCTCCTTTCGGAGGCTTTTTGCTGTCGGTTTATAAGAAAGTATCTGGG